CCGCCGATGTCTCCTGTGCTGTTGCTTGCCGTGTTCGGCGGACTTGTCGTCCAACTCATCCGATGCAACTTGAGGTTGCGCGACGCGGTCACAAACGAGAACTGCGCCGGCAGCATCGTGATCGGCGTTGTCGTCGAGCACGGCGAGATGACGTACTTCGTGCGGAAACTGATTTGAGCATCTACAGCCTTGCCACCTTCGAGCAAGCGCACCGTGACCGATCGAGCACGGCAGAACTGGTGCCACGAACCGAGCGCGCCGTACGCGTCGTAATCCACGATCGGCAACGCTCCGTCTGTGACCATGGCTTCATACTCAGTCACGGCATTGATAGAGCCGCCGTTTTGCTTCTGAATGATGCGCGAAACGATGATCTCGCTTTCGGCACCGAGCGCGGCAACACGCTGATCGAGTACGCGATCATTCCACGAATAAACGGTTCCGGCTCCACTCATGACATCACCTGTACCAGTTTGGTCAATACCGTGCTGTTTTGGATCATCCACGCACCGATAGCGTCGGCCATTCCACCACGTCCCTCGGCCATGTCAATCCGCTGTTGTTCAGCCATGCGCTGTTGAATCTGTGAGGCGCCCGCTTCGTTCGCCACACTCAACGCCATCTCGTTGCGGATCTGTTCGAGACTCTTGCCGCTCAGGAACGCACCGAGTCCCGCGCCAGCGATCGTGGCGCCCTCTTGCATTTGCTGGGCCCACGTGACTGCGCCGCCGGCTCGGCCCGTGTTCATGTCGGCGCTGCCGCCGATGAAGCCAGCCATGAATCCCTTCCCCTTCGTGCTCGCAACTTGCTTTTCCATGATCGCAAGCCGTTCGAGCAACACGCTATTCGCAGCAACGCTTTGCTCGCCAGTTGTCTTGAAATTTGCGAGCGCTTCGCTCGCGCCCTTCGTGGCGTTGTTCATGGTCTCCATGATTTGCCCGGCCACGATCAGCGGCGACAACGCGCCGGCGATCGCGATGCCAGCCGTGCCGGCTGCGCCCGCGGCGCCGCCGATCGCACCGAAGCCACCGAGCGAGAGCGCGGACTGTGCGCCCGCTTTGAGCACGCCTTGCGCTGCGCTCGGCTTCGCGCTTACGCGCTCCATTCGCTTGGCCGACGCACGCATCTTGGCTTCGGCTTGCTTGAGCCCAGCGTCTACGCCTTCGGTCGAAACAACAACTGGAACGTGAATTTTGGGCAGACTAGGCACGGGCCATCTCCATGATCGCGGTTTGCACGGCGTCGCTGATGAACTCGACGACCCGCGGTTGATGCCGTTGCGCTGCGCGCGTTATGTATTGACGTCGGTAAATGCGAGCGCCCAGCGCCGACTCTCTGCGCTTGATGCCCTTGCGCCAACCGCGATCCTGTGAGAATGGCACGATGCGCGCGGCTTTGTTGCCCTTCCACTTGCGCACGAGTTTCGGCGGAGGCTTCGGCCCAACCACGCCATCGGACAATCGGACCAATCCCTTCTTGAATGGACGCCAACCGCCATCGTAGAGGTGCGAGCGCTTACCGACGCGGTTGCCATCCTTGCGGACTCCGACGCCGGCCCAAATCCTTCCCTTGCGGTAGGTCTTGGTCTTGATGGCGATATCTCGCTTGGTGCGCTTCGCCTTCGGAAGCGCCAGACTTTTCATCGTGCGCTTGACGGCTTCGCCCCAGTTGCGCAAGCCCTTGCGCACGATCTTCACGCGCATCTTCTTGGGAAGTTCCGACGCAATCGCTGCGATCCGCTCCAAATCGTGTTGGGACGGTCGGAACTGGACTCGGAAGCCCGCCCGCTTTGCGTCGGTCAAGTTCACGTTTTATGCCGTCCCAATCGGGAACATCCATTTCCACATTGAGCGCTGCAACGCTCAACGTAGCGAGATCGGTGCTCGTCAGTGAGAACGCCACACGTAGCACCTTGCGTGCGGCGTCACTTAGTCCCGGCCTTCGGCGTAGAGCCGCTCCACCAGCGCTGAAATCTTCTGCACCGTGAACGCGTCAGCGTTGAGCGCTTCGTCCACGCTCGCAAACACTGGTGCGCCGTTCTCGACGAGATGCCGAGCAACCATCCAGGCGGAAAGTCGCTCGGGTGTCTTGGTTGAGACGTCGAGCGCTTCGATGAGATCGAGCGCCGACGGTCGGCGCAGCTCGACGGCAACGCCGTTCGGGAGCGTGCCGTTCCAGTTTTTGAGAGTGAGTGCGTCTCGAATGCTCATGCGATGGTGATCGTACCCGAGTACTGGATGGTGAAGTTTGCGCGGATGACTTCGTTGGTCGATGCCGTTGCGCTGAACGACTGAACGAACGCTTGCCCGCTGTAGGTCATGCCAGTGGAAAGCGTAATCAGTGCCGTTGCGCTTCCGCTTCCGCTGTTGATCGCGGTTTCGATGGCAGCCATAGCGGTACTGCCCTGATCGTAGAACATGTCAATAGTCGCGGTGCATCCACGATTTCCGACGATGTACGTGCGCGGGCCCGTTGCAATGTCGGTCGTGTCGATCATTGTCTGATCGTATTGAATCGACACAGTGCCGAGCCCGTTTACTTCGGTTCCGGCCCAACTGAAACGCGCAAGCGCCGACGAGAGTGCTGCCATGGGTTATTCCTTGTAATGAATTGTGATCGTGTTCGAGACTTCGGCGGGTTGCTGTTCGTCGCCTTCGCCGACGCTGGCCGCGTCAATGGTGTAGCCGTCGAACATCACCGCGGTGAATTCAAGCCCGTTGTACGTGCCTGTATCGCACGCGCTCGGAACGAACGCCGCAATATCGAGCGCCGCGTCAGTCGTCGTCGCGATCACGCGAACGTCGACGACGGCTTGCCAGTAGAGCGCTACGGCGCTGCGCTCGTTGCTGGTCACTTCGTACGTGATCGCCGGCAACGTGCTCAGTTGCGGTCGATACCCGTGCGTGATCGGATACGCGGCGAGTTGCGGCGTGTTGTCGAGCATGTTGCGGATGGCGGCTTCAAGGCTCATACCACTTCCTCCGCTTCGATCACGGCGACCATGTCGCGTTCATCGAGATTGGTGATTCCAGCAATACGGAACGTGCGACCACGAACAACAAGACGAAACGTTTCGTCGATGCCCCACTTTTGCAGCGAGTTCCAACGGCATCGAATCTCGGCACGCCTCACCGTTGCGACGCCGTCCGCGTACTGTTGCTCGGCTGCCGAGTCGGTGCGGAGATCCACCCACAACGGAGGGTTCCCAGGCGCTGCCGCAGTGAGATCGTTAAACGTGCCGTTGCGCTGGCCGAGATCGTCGGTTGTTGCGCTCGGTTGCAGCACCGATGCGGGGAAGCGAAGTCGGCCGCTGCCGATCATCGAAGCGCCCCACGCGCGCTGTACGCGTTCAAGATGTACTTAAGAGACAATGGCACTTCCGCGAGCGACGCCACCGAGGTTGCATCGGGGTTGGCGTACCACGCGCCCACGAGACCGACGATTGCTTGCTGCAACGCGTGCGGCACTTGCGCATAGCCGCCGACGTAGGTCACGGTCGGGTAGGTGCCTTCGTATATCTCGGGCGTTTCCTTGAACTGCAACGCCGTCAGACTGTCGGTGTCGTCGACGTACCAATCTGCCGTTGGCATCGTCGTGAGCACGTTGTTGCCGTTGTAGTACGTCACCGACGTGACCGACGCCACGGGCTGAACTGGCAGCACAAAGCGACGCCACTTGTCGAGTTTCGCGGTGCGCGTTTCGCTCGCAAGCGAGACGCCAGTTTCGCGCTCGATCACTTCGCCGGCTGCGATACATAGCGTCGTGAGAATGACATCGTCGGCGTCTACGTCAATGCGCAAACGCGTCTTAAGAATGTCGATTGGTATGGGTGTCGCAGCCATGAAACCCGCGCTGGGGGTTTCCCCCCAACGCGAGCGAGGTAAGAAAAAGCGCTTCGTGAACTGCTGAAATCAGCAGGTAATCGCAGCGAACGCGTTCGCGAGCATGATCTTGGAATCAGTGCGCGCGTAGGTGTAGAGAGTGACCTGGTGCGTGCTTGCCGCCGAGTACGGATCGACGAGCGACGTCATGCCGGTGCGGTCGAAAATCTCGAAGTAGTTGAAGTCGCCGACAACAGCCCAAACGAGGTTGTTCGTCTGTGTGGTCGGCACGTATTGACCGACGCGGTACGGCACGGCGTAGATGGTGCCGGGCACGCCACCCGAGAGACCCGCGGTCTCGCTCACCTTCCAAATGTAATCGGTCGTGTTCACCTTCATCTTGCGGATCTGGCGGAGCATGGTGTCAGACAACAGCCACTGGAAACGCGGCGAGTTGCGGTACTGAGGTGGCACGAGGTGCACGGTATCAATCACCTTGTCGGCGTCGGTGAACGCGGTGATCGCGGTTCCGCCTTGGTCGTTCACTTGAGACAACGCGACCAACTTGGTGTTCATCGAAGAGCCCGCCACACCTTCAGGCTGGCTCGATCCACTTCCGATGGTGTACGCCTCTTCCATTTTCAAGCCCATCGAGAGACCGATGCGCGACGCAACCCAATCGAGTCCACTGCCGATGCCACCTTGGCCGATCGCGTCCTCGATGAACTCTTGGGACATCTGAGTTGCGCAGACGTACTTGTACGGCACCACGCTAATCGCAGTGCCGAAAGACGGATCGGCCGGAGTGATCGCTCCAGCTTCGGCAACGAGGTTCGTCGCTGGCAAGTTGCCTTCAACGGTGATCGTGCGCTTCGAGTCGATCGAGGTCACAGGCGACATCGTGCGCAGAACGTTCGCCATGTACATGCGCTCGACAATGCGGCGCTCGAGATCGGTCGGAATGCCGGCGCCAGTGGTGCCCGTTGAGAGCGCACGCATTTCGGCTTGGTCGCCACGCGCGACGGCGGAGAGCCAACGCTTGGCGTATTCAGGGCTCGAGAGATCGTGCTTGACGTCGGCAACCTTCGGCGCGCGTGCGCTGAACTGCGGCTGTGCTCGCTCTTCCTCAAGTGCCTTCAAGCGCTCTTGCGCTGCGCGAAGTGCTGCACGGTCGTTTGCTGCACGCTCGACGGTGTCAAGGTCGGCATCGATGCGCGCGATCTTCTCGCGCTCTTCGCCGCTGCCGCGGATCTCAACGTGATGGGTTTTCGCGCCAGTGCGCGCGGCGAAGCCTTCGAGGGTCTTACGGTACTCGTGAACGGTGTTCTCAATCGTGTTCAGTTCGTCAGACATGGTGCATCCTGTGCTTGTGAATCTCGAGCCGCAGCGCCGCGGCTTCAATGGCAGCCGCGGAAACACTCCGCAGGCTCGATGAGGTCTTGTCGCCGTACGCGGCATCGACAACAACGCTGAGCTCGACGAGTCGAGCCGCGGTGACGGTGCGTTCGGTGCGTCGCGGGTTCCACTCGTCGCGATCGACGTAGAAGCCAAACGACATCTCTCCGCTCAGGTCTCCGCGCTCGAGCAACGCGCGCACGTCGTTGCCGACGCTCGTCTCGGCGAGATCCGCGGTGAAGCGCAGTCCGCTCGCGGTGTCGTTGAGCGTGAGCGTGCCGCTGCGCGTGCGAGCGAGCAACGCGCTTGCGTTGTGGTTAAACAACAGTTTGATGTCGGCGCCGGCAAGGTCGCCAAATGCGCCACGCGCGATGCGCTCTCGGAACTGCGGGTTAAACGGCTCGCTGATCTCACGCGACCACTTGCCGTACGGAATCGCGAGCCCTGAGAGCGTGCGTCCCGCTGTTGCACCGATGGTGACGCTGCGACGTTCAAGCGAAGTCATCGACGCTCCCCGCGCTGGTGTCAGCGCCGATGTTGGTAGTGCCGCCGCCCGTGCCCATGTTCTTGGCGAGGATCGGATCATCGAGCCCGTCGAGCGGCGCAAGGTTCAGGTACCCGCGCGCTTCGTTGCGCGTGATCACGCCCGACTCAACGCCAGTGCGGAGTGCTGCCATTTGCTCGGCAAGCGACGGCCGAGAGATCATGTCAGCGTCGAACGTCGCTTCTCCGAACGGTGCGAGTTTGGCCACGATCTCGGCCGCCCACGTCGAGAACCAGTGCTGTAGGCACGCGTCCACGTACATGCGAGACAGCCATTCCATCGAGCCGTACGCGTTCGCACTGTGCTCGCTCAGGTACGACGTCGGCACGCCATAGATGCGCGAGACGTCTTCAACGCTGTAGCGTCGAGCCGCGGCGATGCCAGCGTCATCGAGCGTGCTGCTGATACGCTCGACGCGCATACCTTCGGCGAGCACAAGTGGTTTGCCGGCGTTCTCAGCTCCAGCGTGATGCTGTAGGAACTTCTCGCTGATGGACTGCCGAGCACCTTCGCTCAGCGGGCCCGGATGCACGAACGCCAACTTCGGGTTGCCGGCGTTCTTCATCACTTCAAGTTGCGAGTTCTCTTGTGCTGCGAGAATCTGCAACGACGTGCGACACAATCGAACCGGCGACTCACCCCACAAGCCGTCGAGCCCGACGGCACGTAGGTGCAGCATGGAGGACATCGGCACGTCCCCGTAGAGCCGTGTCTTGTAGACGGGCTCAGGCTTCGTGAGATCGAGCGACACGCTTTCGATGTCGAGCGGAAGCAACTCGAGCAACTCGCCGCCGAGCGTGCGGTTGATCACGGCGAACGCGTTGCCGTACAACAGCGCTTGCATCGTGAGCGCTCGACGGAACTCAAACCCGTTTTGCCAGCGGTTTGGTTGCTGAAGTAGAGCGTTCGCGGTGCGCTCGCTCACGTCGAGCGGCACGCGTGCAACGTCATTCGCGATGAGCGACGCCGCGCGGTAGACGGGCGTATACGCGAGCGCCGTGCCTGGCGTGATCGTTGGCATGCCCGCGACGTCAAACGACGTCGGGAGGATCACGCCGTGCGTGCCCCAGTGCCCCAACCAACGATGCAACAGACTGCGCAACATGTTGCGCATTGCGACAAGTTTGCCGCTTCATGTCTCGAACTAAACTTCGGATTCGTAACAACTGCTGCGTTTCCCTCCCCAGCAATGCACGGCCATGATCGACGCCACCAACGGATCGATGGCGCTGTGGTCACGCGGCTTCTCCGGTCGCACGTACCCGCTCATGCCTGTGCGGGGAATCGCTTCGGCGCACGCGCGGCGCAAGATGGGGTCATCGCCGATTACCAACTTGCGCCCGACCCAAAGGTTCTGAAACAACTGGCAGCCCGGAG